CCATTTTGATCTCTCCTTCTCCTCTTTGACTTTATCTAAAATCCTTGCAGAGAAGTTGTCAACTTTATTTATACAACATCACAGAACGGAAGAACCGCTCCGTCTCGCTACGCATCGCTGCCGCTGCAACATTCTCTGCATCTTTGGCAAGAGTCGTCCGCGCCCACCGATAGTCCTTCGCCGCCTGTTCGACGACGGCATTTGCCAGAATCTCGTAGTTCATCATGACACCTCCGCTTTGACGGCTTCAATCAGTGCCGCCTGTGTCTTGTCCTTCCGTTTCAAGGCACGGAGGATACGCTTGTCAATCGTGCCCTCTGCGATGATGTGCTGCACCACCACGGTCTTTGCACTCTGCCCCTGCCGATAGAGCCGCGCCACGGTCTGTTGGTAGAGTTCCAAACTCCACGTAATACCGAACCAGACTAGGGTCGAACCGCCACTCTGAAGGTTGAGACCGTGACCTGCGCTCGCCGGATGGATGAGAGCCACGGAGATTTCGCCGCGATTCCAACAGTCGATTGACTCATCACTATCTAGCCTGACACACGGGACACGCTTTTCTATGCGCTCTGCATCATGTCGGAACCAGTACGCCACGAGGAGCGGTTTGCCGTTCATGCTCTCGATGATGTCTTCCAAGGCATCAAGTTTGCGGTCATGTATATGCAGGGTAGTTCCATCGTTCGTATAGACTGCACCGTTTGCCATCTGGGCGAGTTTCCCGGACAGGACACCGGCGTTTGCCGCCGTCACCTCGTCGCCCTTCATCTGCAAAACCAACTGCTCGCACATTTCGGTGTATATCTTCTTCTCAGCCTCATCCATGTGAACGCTGTATTCGCTCTCGATCAGCTCCGGCATTTTGAGGTGATCCGTCGCTTTCATCGAGATGGTGATGTCGGAGATCTTCTCATAAATCCGCTCCTCTGCTCCAGGCAAGGGAACGTAGGAAAACACCACCTGTCCGTTTCGCTTGTCCGGCACGAAGTAATCTTGGCGGTACTTCGTGATGAACCGCCCCAGACGCTGTCCCATGTCGAGTACCTTGAACTCTGCAAAGAGATCCATCAATCCGTTGCCGGATGGCGTTCCCGTCAGTCCGATGACTCTCTTTGCCAAGGGGCGAACCTTCATAAGTGCCTTGAATCGCTTGCTGCTCCAATTCTTGAACGAAGAGAGTTCATCAATCACGATGGCATCGTAGGTGAAGTCTGTTTTCTCGACGAGCCACGGAACGTTCTCGCGGTTGATGATGTAGAGGGAGACTTGCTGCCCAAGTGCATGAAGGCGTTCTTTCTCTGTTCCGACTGCGACGGAATAGCGGAGATGGTTCAGATGCTCCCACTTACTGATCTCCTGCGGCCATGTATTCCGTGCCACACGAAGCGGCGCGATAACGAGAACGCGAGAAATCTCAAAATGGTCAAAGAGCAGGTCATTGAGGGCTGTAAGCGTAATCACCGTTTTCCCAAGTCCCATATCAAGGAGTACGGCAGCAGTCGGATGGCTCTCGATAAAGTCGATGGCGTACTGCTGATAATCATGCGGTATGAACTTCATAGGGCATCACCTCCAATCTCTTTTAGAACCATGGCAATCTGCCGGGTGTCGTCAATCACATACACCTTGAATCCAAGCCGCCGAAGCAGTCTGTGCCGGGCGAGCTGCAACGGTCGAGGCTTTCTTCCCGGTGCTTTCAGTTCCACAAAGCCCATCCTGCCATGTGGCAGAAGCACCAGTCGGTCGGGCATTCCAGCAAAGCCGGGCGACGTGAACTTTAGAGCGATTCCACCTTTGCTTCTCGTCGCCATCACCAGTGCGTGTTCGATAGCTTTTTCTCTCATATCTGCCAAAACCTCTGTCATATCTGGTCGTACGGTCTTTCTGTGACAGTCGGTGACGGTCTATTACAAAACTACCCTTATAGACAATTTTTCCTATAAAACAGCCCTAAAGGGGGTTTATAGGATGACCGTCACCGACTGTCACACATCATCTTCTTCTGCCAACCGAACGCCTGTAACAAACCGTCCGTCACGCCGCTTTTCCCGCTTGAAGCCGCGCTGTTCCAGTGCGTTGTAAAAATCCGTCGTACTGCGGATAAAATCTCCAGTTCGCGCACAGTAAGCACGATATGCACTGTAGAACGCACCGGATTTTTCGTGATGTTCTGCGCCGATCTCGCAGCACTCTTCAAGGAAGTGGGCAAGCCAGTCGCTGTCACTCCTGTACTTGCTAATGGCATCCTCAACGCATTTCGGACGTTTCAAATGGTAGTTCTCTGCAATTGCTTTTTTCGCGCCCTCAATAATCCATTTCAGAACATACTGCCCTGCGTTCTCTTGAAGATACCCGGCGTAGTTTTTGATGTCGCTTGCCCCGCTGATGGTGGCATTGAACGGAATGACGATAAGCCGCCGCCAAATCCCCCTGTCCATCGCACCCACCTTTGGAAGATGGTTCGTATAGAGGACAAGTGTGTGACTGGGGACAAAATCAAACGGGTCTTTGTACTTTTTCTCGCCCTTGATCGGGTCGGTGGAACAGAGCTGTTTGACGGTTGCCGTGGATAGGCGCATTCCTTCCTCAAGTTCTGCGGCAATCAAGAGCCGTTTGCCCTTCACCTCGGCAATCTCGGGTTTCACGTTGCGGCGGCATCCCGCTGTCAGTGCGTCGGCAGAGATGCCCCCGGCATAACTGCCCAGTGCCCATGCGATGGTATTCCAGAAGGTAGACTTGCCGTTTGCACCCTCACCGTAGGAGATGATGATGGCTTCCATGTAAACCTTTCCGATTGCACCGAGTCCGCAGATTTTCTGGACATACTCCGTCAGCTCCCTATCACCGAGGAAGATGGTGTGCAGAAAATCCTTCCACAGTTCCTGCCCGTCATCGCTCGGTGCTGTGCTGCAGATTTTCGTAATTAGGTCATCGGGCGAGAACTCCCTACGGGCACCCGTGCGCAGATCGTATGTCCCGTCATGGCAATTCAATAGAAACTCGTCATGGTCAAGGTCGGAGGGCCTTGCAAGGAGCAGCGGCTTTGCCGCCTGCAGTGCTGATACGATGTACTTCATGTCGCGCCGCTTCATGACAAATGCTTTATAAGTCATCGCGGATGCGTATGCGATGTAGGCATCATACTGATCAGCACCAATTTGTTTTTCGAGTGCCTTCCCACCTGTGTGGATGGCATCCTCCGAAACGCCAACCTCACACAAGGCCTTGAAACTGCGCTCCACGGCATCCTTCGCGTCGGCAAGCTGAAGATCCAGGAACTCCTCTGCCGCACCGACGGCAAGTTCCCGCGATTCCTCCCAGTATTGCCCGTTGTAGCGGAGATAGTCCGTAGCTGTGGTGAAGCGAAGCTCGTTTTTATATTCCTGCGCCAGAACCTTCGCCTGTCCGATGTCGGAGTAATCGCCGGGTTTCAAGGAGTTCCCGTATTCCTCGGGCGGCACATACCCGGCCTGCTTTTGCACCTTCTTGGCAAAAGCACAGCCGCTGCGCCATATCTTTTCCAATTCTTCATCATCAAGGGGTGGATCACATTTGGCGGCTTCTTCCAAGAAAATCCCGCGGGATTTTTCAGAGATGCCGTATCGCTTTAGCACACGTCCGACAAAGCGCGAGAGTGTGTTGTTGCGACTGCCTTCGGGTATGCTTCTGTCTTTGAACCAGAAGTCGATGGTGACATCTCCCTCGTTCCAGATCACCTCATCGGCGGGATGCCCATAAATAAACCGTGCCGCATCCAATGCGCCTTTGTCGAAAAACGAAAACTGTCGATGAATATCTTCCTTGAGCCGCTTGCACTGGTCGGCATTGGTGATTGGTGAATGCGAAAAGTAGATATGAAACCGAGGACGCGACGAGTATGCCCCCTTTGGTTTCATGTTATGACGGCTGGGCGCAATGGCAAAGCAGACACCATCCAGAGCAGCCGCCAAAGACTCCGGTGTAATCCAATCGTCTGGATTTTCCGAGTGGTCATTGTCGCAATCCATCACCGAGCAATCTGCTTCGATAAAGTTATCCTTCCCACGATGATTGTCTGCAAAGGCAGCGCACACATGATCGCGCTCCACGGCAGCTTTGAAGTCCTCCGCCGATTTCACGATGCGCTTATGGGGATAGATGGCATTGTCTTCCTTGCCACGGCAATCAGCCGTATAGAGTGTCATTTGCATACAGATTTCTCCTCGCACTTCGTTGTGAAATAGCGGATGTTCTTCCGCAGCCCCCCGGCATGAGCAATCTCTGCTTTCATGCCCTCGGTGATTCGATCACCAAATACCCAGACCTCGCCGCACAGCCGCAAAAGTTCGAGATTCATGGACATCGCCTTCCCGCGCTCGTTTGTCTCTGACAGAAACTGCGGAAAATACAGGTGCGGCGCAAGAGGAATGCGCCCCTTATTTACGGCGAACTTGCAGTACTGCCGCGCCCGCATAACGTTGACGCGCGGGCTGTCCCGGTAGGGCGAGCAGATGTAGATCAACTGATTCTGTCGGAACACCTTCGTGAGAGCGGCATGCTCCGTAGGATCGACATAGCCCTCGTGGTTGTATTTTGGAATGCACATATTTCCTCCAATCCGCAGGGAGCCGCTATGTTACGACTCCCCGCTTTCAAATCACCGCTCGATGAGGGGAAGAATCCCGTCCGCTTTCAAGAGGTCATAGATGAAAAGCCGTCCCGCCTGCGTCCAGTAGGTGTGAATTCTGCTGTGATTCGTACCGTCCTTGCCGGGATAGACGTGAGTCTTGGTGCTCGTGTACCCTTTGTCCGCATATTCCTGATACAGAAGCCAGACATCGCCCATTTTGAACTGTACCTCACTGACGGCAAGGTAACGGTTCATTTTACGGCCGCTCCAACCGTAATCCTTGGCGATAACGGAAATGGGAACGAGGTCGGGACAGTTCAGCACGATGTCGTAGTAGCTTGCCTTCGGCTGAAGCTCTGCGATCTGCTGCTTCTGCACGGCGTTCTCTTCCATCAGGGTCAGACGCTTTTCACGTTCTTCCCTGTACGCCATCAATGCGCAGATCATCGCCTCGGGGTTCGCCAGCATTTCGTCAATCGCATAGACACCGTGCTTCCGAATTGCGGGCAGTACCTCCGAGGTCACCCACCGCTTGAACTTCTTCGCTGCCGGCAGCTTCGAGGAAAGGATGAGACTGTAAAGCCCGGATTCGTTGATCACCGTAACTTCCTGCTCGCCGCCAAGGGTGTCGCATTTTGCTACTCCCTTGTCTTCCATGTCAACACGCTTCGCCAACGCATCACGGGGGTTGCTGTACCCGAGAATGCCCGCGACATCTTTGCCCACGAACCACGGCGTGCCGCTGCGTTCCAATACGCGCACCGAGCCGAAATCCTCGTGAGTGAATACCTGTACGTCCATAAATATCTACTCCTTTACGTACCGGGAAAATCTCCCTTCACTAACCCACTGGACGTTTTTGGGCAAAGTGGCCGAAAAAAGATCAAAAAAATTCCTCCCATTTTTTCAGGGAGGAACAGCATCAGTCTTTCTGATAGAATTGACACTCGAAGCCATCGGCACGGAGCAGAAGCCCTTCCGCCCAAGGCGGGGTTCGTGCCATCTGCTCACAAATGACAGGAAGGGAGATCCGCTCATCGCATTCGATAATAAGTTCGTCATGGACGTGCGCGACAATGTCCATCGTTCGTAGCGTCTGCATGGCGTAGCAGAGAATATCACGGCTGATGGCCTGCGTGATATTCTCTACGAGTTTCGGACCGTAGGATTCGATCCGCGCCCACTTTTTCGAGAGATCCAGCCCCATGTAGGTAATGGATTCGCCGCCGAACTGATTTTCTCCGATGCGCGGCTTCACATAGGAGAGTCTGCGACCGCTCGGTAGTTCGATGAACATCATGCCGCCCTGATAGATGAACCGGATTCCGTGCGTGACTTTTGTGCTGCGCTCCTTGATGCAGTCCTTTGCCGCACGATCCACTGCCCACCAGAAATCCACGATGTTCGGATTTGCCGAACGCCAAGCATCCACGAGCGGCTTCAGCTCATCTTCCTTCATCCCGGATTCCAATGCGCCGAACGCTTTCAGCGCACCGACGGATCCGCCATAACCACAGGCCAGTTCTGCCTGCTTCCCTTTTTGCCGAAGATGCCCGTTCTCGCCGTGTTTCACCACATTACAATGAAACATCCTGCCTGCTGTGGCACAGTAGATGTCTCCGTCGCCCTCGAAAACATCCATGCGCCATCGTTCCTTAGCAAGCCATGACAGCACCCGTGCCTCGATGGCAGCAAAGTCCGCAACGATGAATTTCCTGCCCGCCTTTGGGATAAAGGCTGTACGGATAAGCTGAGAAAGCACATCCGGCACGGAGCCATAGAGTATTTCCAGTGCTTCATAATTTCCCTGCCGTACGAGGTCACGGGCGCACTTGAGGTCGGAGAGATGATTCTGCGGAAGATTTTGTAATTGAATGTGGCGTCCCGAAAACCGCCCGGTACGGTTCGCCCCATAGAACTGAAACATTCCTCGTGCTCTGCCATCCGCACAAACGGTATTCTGCATTGCCTGATATTTCTTCACTGAGGATTTTGCAAGCTGCTGACGAAGCACCAGTACATCAGAGACAGGAGACTGGACGGTCTTGAGCAAAGCTGTCACAGACTTCTTATCCAGAGACTCCGTTTCGACACCGTAGTCTCTGAGCCATTCTTTCATCTGCGCCACGCTGTTCGGATTTTCAAGCCCGGTCAGAGTCTTCAGCCTGTCCATCAGCTTATCTTTTGTGATCGCGTCAATCTGGACGGCGTTCTCTACGAGCGGCATATCCAGGCGTATCCCTCGGTCATTGATTTTCTGGTCGAGTACATACTCCTCCCACACCGACTGCGGAACAGGATATTTGAAGAGACGCTGCTGAATCGCCATCTCCACTTCGACATCGCGGCGGTTGTAAGACTTGAAGAGCTCCCACTTCTCTCCTGTAGGCTCATGGAACGGAGGCGTAGAAAAATAACGAATGAGTGCCTTGCCCTCGGTCATTTTCTGCTCTTCCAATCCCAACACCCTACCCACGGCGGCAATCGAGAGTGGAAGTCCCATGTACGCAGACCAGACCATTGTGCATCGCCAGCTGCGGGGACTCAAAAAACGGGAACACTCTTTGGAAAGCGGATGATTGTCACGGAACGGATCGAGGTCTATCCCAAAGTCCGACAAGTAACGCGACAGGCACACACGCTCAAAGTTAGCGTTGAATGCCCACTTGATGACGCTCTCATCGGTCAGCGCATCCAGAATCTCTTTTGGAATCGTTTCCCCATTGGCGAGGTCAATGACCTGCGTCTCGCCTCCATCCACGGCATAGGCAAAGAGCAGGATCGCAAAATTCTCTGCCTCTGCGTAACGGTAAACTCCACTCTTGCTGATATCTACGCTGCTCCGAGTTTCAAGATCGATAGAAATGGACTTCATGTCACTTCTCCTTCTGCGACAAAGGCAGCGAGGAAGAATCCCCACTGCCCATGTCTGTCAGCCGTTATTTAGCTGAGAAAGTCCTCGTCCTCATCCGCGAAGTCATCCTCGGCACGGGTCTTGCCGCCGAGCGGCTCACCGTCGGAAATCTTCTGCAGGTTGTTCAGCCCGCAAGCGATGCCCTTGTTGCCGTTCGAGTTGAATGCGTAGAAGTTGATGCTTGCGCGTCCGTAAACGCCGGAGTAGACCTCCGAATGTTCGATGATCGGATTGCGGGCGGCATCCACGATACCGGGAGCTGTGGTCGAGTTTGCATTGATGAAGTAGCTGTCCTTGTATGCCGCATCGTCCGGGCGTTCCGCATCACCATCACGGAGCGGAGTCTTGATCGCCGTGAGTGCGGGGACGGACTTGCTGTTTCCCTTGAGCTTTGACTGCCCTTCCTCATATGCCGCCTGAATGGCGTTCTTCACTGCCGTGACCGTCTTGGTGTCACTCTTCGGAATGATAAGCGACACACTGTACTTCGGCGTACCGCCGTTGATGGATTTTGCCTGCCAGACGTTGGCATAGCTCCAACGTGTCTTGACTCCCGTGATTACTTTTGTCGGATTGATAATTTTTGCCATGATGTGTTTTCCTCAACTTTCCTTAAAATCTTCTGCTGCAGTGTTCATTACAGGACGTTTATCGCTCATAGGAGCGAGGGTTGGTTTCCCCTGCGGCTTGATAACGAAACCTCCGAGCAGTTCCTCAAACTTACTTTTTCCAAGCAGACCTGTCATCGCCGTAATCCCGAGCAGTTTCTGTTCATACGGCTCAAAGCCCGCTTCTTTGACTGTTTTGGCGACCGCCGCCTCGTCGGTGTACTTCCGATTCGAGCGTCCCTCGACCAATTTCCAGTCCGTCCACTGTTTTCCTTGGATCGCCCGCTGCAGGGCGTAGTCCTTGATGTCGCTGACCCATGCGGCGAGCGTGTCGGCTTTTGCAAGAATCGCTTCCACCTCTGCGTCCTCCAAGGTCGGCGGCATCTCGAAATCGTAACGAGCGAGTTCCAGATTGTACTCTGCCCGTTTGCGGCAGGTCGCCTTGATTTTGCAGAACTGGCAGTGCGCCCCTGCACAGAACTCGCCTTCTCCCGCGTGTGCCAGCTTTGCCGCAGGTACAAGCGTGTCTGCCGCCCATGCCAGAAGGTCAGCTTTGGAGATACTGAACTCCGAGATGTTGGCGAGACGGGGTTGGAAGACCACCATCCGCACCTCGTCGATGTCATAGAGACCGTCGAACATCTGGATGCACCCGAGCGCGTAGCACATCATCTGCGGATTGTGGTCAGCACTGACCTCGATGCCTTTGCCATGCTTGTAGTCCACAATGCAGACGGCATTACCGGAGATAATGAGTGTATCGGCTGTACCGAAACCATCCGGCACGAACGCCGAGAAATCCACGCGCTGCTCCACCGACACCATTGTGTCCTTGCTTTCGGCACGGAACTGACCAACCAACTCCGTTACGAACTGGCAGTATGCCTCGGCACACTCCTCCATCTCAGTGTCATAGGAGGCGAGATTCTTGGTCGGATCGCGTGCCTTCCCGCCCAGAGCCTTGCGGAGTTTGTACTCGCAGAGCGCATGCGCATCCGTCCCCTGGGCGGCATACTCGCTTGGCGTGTCGGATTTCTCCGCATTGAGCCGTGCCGACGGCGGACAGGCGATCCATCGTGCGGCAGAGGATGCGGAGAGGACGGCGTGCTTACGTGCCAATGCGCTCAGCCTCCTTCAAGAGTGCCGCATACTGCTCCGGTGCGATGTCGCTGAGTTTGTCCGCACCGAACTTTGCGATCAATGACTTGACTGCGGCACTGTGTCCTGCGACGGAGAGTTTCGCAAGTACGGCGCGCACCTCCTCAAGCGTCGCCGCAGGCTTCTCCGACTCTGCCATCTTAGAGAGCGTATCGGCGATACGGCTGAGCGTCGCGGCGCACAGCCGCAGTTCCTCGATGACCTTTTCCATGCGTCTTTCCCCCTTTGTCGGTCTGCGCGTGACGGATGATCTTCCCCGCCAGTCGCTTCGATACCACGCTGATTGCCGTCAGAAGACCAATCAGCTCTGCGTCATGATTGCTCATGGGAGCGTCCTCCTTTCCGGGGAGCTTTTCCGCTCCCTCTACTACCCCACTGGACACTTTTGGGCAATATGGCCGAAAGTTTTTCAAAAAAATCTCCCGATGCCTGAAAACATCGGGAGAGTCTAGTCAAATCAGCGATAGTCCTTGAGCTTCTGAGCGAGCCTTTCCCGAAGCTGCGCCCACTGGTAAGCGAACGTGTTCCTCGGAATGCCCATCTGTTTTGCCGCCTCACGCTCGGAAACGGTAGATGCCAGTTCCAAAATCCTGCGCTCACGAGCACTTAACCGCGCAACCTCTCGAAGGAGCGCAGAGAGCAGTTCCGCATCGGCAACGATGTCCTCCGGCAGAGGTCCGCCATCAGCAACGATGTCAATTAATGCGATGTTCTCGTCCACTCCGGAGGGAGCGTGCAGGTGGAGCAGCAATGGATCCGGGACACAATAGCAGCAGCGATCACAGTTGCCATCGCATTTCCACAACTTCTTTTGTGGACAGCTGCACGCGCCGCTGCGTTGAAGCCGCTTTCGCTTTCTGTTAATTTCCCGATAGGCTTTCATGTAGAAATCCCTCGAGATAGGGACGAGCGTCACCTTATCCGCATCGACTGCGTCGCGGACGGGAAAGCGAAGTGGAGTTTTTTTAACTTTTTTTGACATAAAGTCGGACCTCCGTCCAACAACCGCCGAGGTTGTGAAGGGACGGAGATCCGCTGTTGATGCCGGCGGTCGTGCAAGATGCAGAAATACACCCGTTGCGGGAATAGACTCCCCGCCCCAGATTGCACCTGCCGTTCGCTGGCATGGCTTCCATATTCAGTTGTGTCACCGCTTCCGTAGCGAACAGCCCTTAAATGCGCACGGGCAACACTTCCACGGTGACGAGCAGTTTAACGTCATGCCCGGGACAAGAAGATTAGTATGCGTTGATGATTTTTAATGCCATAATGTATTGCAGCTCTACCCTCTCACTTAACAGAGGACAAAACACAGCGTACTTGGTCACCTATGTTCAAAAATTTTTATCATCAAGACTCATACACTTTTCTCTCCTCTGTATATTTATATTTTAGCGGCAAAAAAACTTGTTGTACGGACATGTTGTGCCCGCAATAAGCCATCAAAAACGCACAAAAAAAGAGCATTGATTCACTCTAACGAGTAAAATCAGTGCTCTTTTAGTTAGAAAAGCGGACATTTCATGCCCGTCTTGAAGGAGTTACTTCGAAAAATTTTATAGGGCTACTCCTCTTCGCTGTAAGAATTCCTCTATGGCATCATATCGCTGCGCATAATAGTGCTGTAATGCGAAGTGTATCGTCTGGTGTTCCTTGTCAACAAGATGAAAACTCCACGGTGATTTTTCTATAATATGTTGACTGATTATCGGCGGGAGCTGCATTGATAAGCAGATTGTTGCCAGTCTTTTTATGGAACCGCTCTCTCCATGAAATACACGTCGAACAGTCTTTTCATCGACATGAGTTTCTTCTGCTATCTCGTTATAAGTCATTTTTTTCCACTTTCTTACGATATCCATACATGTCACGTAATCATTCGGAAGAGAGTTATACATTGTCATTTCTTCTTCTATTAGATCACCCAAGACTTCTATTTGTCGTTCTTTTTTCGCATGTTCCAGTCCACCAGAGTATTTACATTCAAACATCACCTGTGCATCTTGAGAACGATTTAAAAAGCATTCTGTATGGTAAGCTTCATAACGTCCGCCCTTGATCGAGAGTTCAAATGCAATGCAACATTCATCCATATGGTGGAGAGCATAATCCGTCAAAGCAAGAATCCCATTTTCATCCCTTTTAATGTACATGCCGTCCCGCAACACTAGATGGGAATCTACATATATGAAATGCTTACTTTCTTTCGTGTCCCGCAAGTCGTAACTACGTATTGCAAGAGATAATATCGTCTCTTCGTCAACTGTGAATGTCTGATTGCTTTTCAGAAACCCTTTCTTCCATGTGTGCGCTTTGACATAATGTCCATCAACCCAAATAAACGCACCGGCAGCTTCTTCGTAACCAAGATTCACCATACGAATTTTTGCAGCGGCTCTAGAGACACAGAAAAATTGAGCCAATTCATCAATAACAGGCTCAATGATATCAATAAGAGCGCTCATTCCTGTACTTTGTTTATACTGCCTGATAACCTGCTCCGCTTTTCTCCTGAACATTCCCGCCGGCATTTGTATGCGAGGTGCGAGACTGTTCGCCTGCCACTCTATCGTCTCAGATTTTGACCATTTATGTCCACGAATCCCGCCAACAACTTGGCACTCAATCTGAGTCAGCTTGGAATCAAACAGGCATTCAAGTTCAAAGGCTTTTCTATGGTACTCCCAATGTACACATTCATGTACGATGGTGTTGTTTAATGCCCCCAAATTACGCAAAAAGAACACCTGCGGATCTACAAAGATAGTTCCGGCTTTGACATGACGAGTAATACTTCTCTCATGTTCTTCATCATAAAAAGCTGCATCTGTATCGTGGAAATAGATGCGCCCAAACACGGAGCAATCTGCCGTTATTGAACAAACTTCTTTCTCCAACCCCATCTTGGACACAAGTACGTCCGGGTCAATCCATACGGGCTGCAACAAGGCTTCTGGATAATATTTGAGCAGAAAGTTTTCGGCTATCTTATCAAGCTCATTTTTCTTTATTTGAGGAACAAAGTCCGTACTCAACGGATTTAGTCGCCGATAGGATCCTTTCTGGTATGCAGAGACCAAACATATCTCGAAATCAGACATTCTACGGGATAAATTCCCCTTTGCAGAAATACTATACCATTCCTCGATTTCATCTTCTTCGTCATAGTGGTAATCCCCTTCTTTGACTATGATCGAAGCGGATACGACAATCTCCATCGAAATATCCATCTCATTGCCGTCATCCACATGCACAGTTTTGATGTCCATATCGGAAAGCTCAACAGTGCCTATTTTGTGCAGCCGTGAATACTTATTCCTCAAGTCCGACGTATGGCTGTCAATGTAATCATCAAGTGCATTAAATAATTCTTCATAGAAATATTCGTGAAGATATGTAGTGAATGACCTAGCCATAGCAAATCAATCCCTTTCATATGATCCATTGTCATATATGATTCTATAAGCACAGACAACTAATATCAATTTTCTTCCCGGATAAGTAGTGAATATATGCCATATCCGCAGGAAGGAATCTCACTTTTATATCTTGTAAGCCAAGATCAGCAAACATTTTCAGTCTAACTTCTCCCTGTACTTCCACCTGATTGTTCTCCGTCGGCATAATGAAACAATTTTTCACAGCCGAGAATTTATGATCCTCAATGAATTTTTGAAACGCTAGTTGATAGCAGTATTGCTTGGTTATAGATTCAATGCCAGGTTGATTTTTGGGGGCCTTTCCCTGTATAAGACAAGGTGTATAATATTTTGCGTCAAATATAACGAATTGATCTCCTTGGTCAGTTTTAGCAATAGTAATAAGATCCGGGATCAAGGTATCTGATGCTTGCTTCCCTGTTATTGTCCATTGTGGCTTCTCTATGATTTCAGATAGTTTTTCATTTGGACAGTACTCGTGTTCCAGTTCAGTTGGCAGATCGAGGTCAGCCAGTCTAACATCCAGTTGGTCATTTAATATATCAGCACAGATATCCTCCCATACAAGATTGAAACTGTTTGTACCGAACAATGACATACATTCTAGATCATACAAACTGCCGCCGCGATCTATGTATGTATAAATTGTTTTCAGCACAAGTTGCTTCCTAGTATTAAACTGTGTATTCAATTCATTTTCAATACGATATAAGATGTAGTCTTTTTCTCCAAAATCGTCTAGCGTTGCTTCCGCTAAATCGACACCAATAATTTCAAACAAATCAAGTAGATCTGCCTTATTTAGTTCTTTGGATGCTTGAGTTAAAATACATTCGTGTAGCCGTTTAAAGAAATCATACTCATTGCTAACTCGTTTTCTCGTCTGCAGATCAATATAATATGGTCGATTATTGGAAAGCAATGTAAAGGTTTCGTTGATTGTTTTATCCCATAGAATTTCTCCGTCTCCATTGCTTTCTATAATATCTTCCGTATTGCTGTATATACCGTTTTCATAATAATCGTGTAGCAAAAACAAAAGAATCGGCAGAAGGTTGAACGTACTGCCGTTGCTGCTATCATTGGACATCCGAATGATTTGTTCTTTCGAGTTGTATTTTTCAAGGATCTTCAGAACTTGTCGGAGTTCCTCTTTGGGCTTATCCGTATGCAACAGATATTTAGGATAGCATTTCAAAACACAACCGGCGACAACAACAACTCCAACGAAGGAAAAGACATAGAAATATTCATTTTCTTCAATTGCAGTATCTGCAACCTCTACGTCTTCCTCCGCTAAGTCGGACATATCCCGCTGTCCATCGCTCACTTTGACTGCTTTTAGCACTCCAAACTCTTTCAGTTTACGAATCAGAGCAATAAGATTCTCTTCAGAGCAGGCAAACAGCTTGCAAAGCTCTTTCTGGGTATACCTTTTCTGCTCTCTAACATACTCAGAAATCATAAATCCTATCACCTCATTATTCAGTACTCATGACATCTCTATACCTGCGGCGATTTGAATATCACGATTGAATATGCCAATACCCTTCTTGTCGAACTCCTTACATATTTCTGAGTATCGATTATACCCATTGGAGCATCCTTCAAAAAGTTTGGATCTCTTCTGCTTGGCGGCATCTTCAAACAAATACATGATTACCTTGTTCTTGAAAACTCGAATAAATTCCTCACGATCAATCTCATCGCTGTCGAGCGGCGCAACTAACTTCTTCGATATAAAATATGGACCCAACTGCTTATCTTCGTTGATTTTTTCATTTGCCAAGAAGCTATTAATTGCCTTACGCAATTTGTTCCACTCAACTTTTTGTGACTGGTCTTCGCCAAGGTAGATATATTTTCCACGAATGCTATCTGCGTTATCGTCTATACCAAGATATGTGAAATCCCACCTCCTCTTAAAGGCAGTATCCATAGGAAAGACACCTTGATCGGCACTATTCATTGTCGCCCAAATGAACATGTTGTCTGGAATTCGAATTTGCGTATATGCTTGTGGCACGCCCCCCAATTCTCTTGCCAAATACCTCTTGATGTCTTCAGATGCTTGAATCGGATATTCACTGACACCATCATCATCCCGATCAAGCAACTGAAATATATCTCCAAAGACAGCAGCCACATTTGCACGATTGATCTCTTCAACGATCAGCAAAAAAGGTTTGATATCATTTGTCATACTGTTTTTCAATGCATCAACAAAGATACGCATAAATGGACCTGGCACATATTCATAAGTGATGGAATCTTTTCCATCGCTGTCAATACAGGGAACCGGCTTATATGTGCCAACAAAATTCGCATAGGAATAATCCGGGTGAAAAGTCACACGTTCATAATCAGTGTCGTTATCTTCCCCCAGCAAGTTCAACCGATCTTGGTTGAGGGTATAACTCTTTCCTGTTCCCGGTGCACCAAACAAGATTCTATTTCTGGAAAATACAGATTCATATCCCGTATCAAATTTTACAGGTTTCGTTTCGCTCTCTTTACCTCCCTCGTCATTCATATATGGCCGGTTATCATACTTTATCAGATAATCTAATAGGTTGTCTTTGTGTATTACAGAAATATACACACCCAAATTATTCCTTATCCGATCAAAGTCTTTTTCAGGAATATATGTATTAGGGATGATAATCTGATTCCCGGGACCATTTCTTACTCCATTTTTCGTTCCAGAAACAGCTTCTATGCGCTCTTCATTACACTCCAAACTAAATACATAATCTACATATTTATCAACTTGATCATTCACCCCAAGGCAAAAATACTTTATTTTGTTTTTCTGGGCGTATTCCCAAGAAATCTTTCTTTCACCTGCACCACTGTCTCTCGTATCAAAATAATTCTTTGTGTTGTCCTGCTTATGTACCAACGAGTATATAAACATGACAAATTCTTCTCCATCTGGAAGATGCCCCACAAGACCTCTGTGTTTGGTATTTTCTATTTCACTGGTCTCAATTCCTAGATTTTCAAAGTACTCATGAAATGTCGACAATGCCTGTCCAACGGTATATGCCAATTTACTCACCTATTCCTTATCCAACAGCTTATATACAGCCTGAGCTAGTTTCTTTGCAAATAGAGGAGGCACCGCATTCCCTATCATCTTGTAGATATCTCCAGTGCTTCCATAAAATATATAGTCGTCATCAAAAGTTTGCAATCTGGCAGCCTCACGAACCGTAATTGTCCTCAACTGCTTTGAGTCAGGGTGTATATGGCGCAGTCCGTCTTTATACAGATGAGCAGGAATCAAATTGCTCGGCTCGTCCCATCTGATTACGTGATATTTATGGATATTAGATTTTTTTCCCGTCTTTTGAGTATACAATTCTTTAAGAGATGCCGTTGTAGCATACTCATTTCTTCCAGACTCGATATCCTCTGTGAGCAACTTAAATATACCAATGTCGCGTTCGCTTTGCCAACGTGCTACATGGTTTGAAACAAAAGGCGTGGGCAATGAATGCGATATTTTTCGCCCCTGATACTTTTCCTCAACATCCAATGGGAACAATGCAGGCAAATCACAAATGGCCTCTCTAACGGTCTTTTTCTTTTTTTCTTTATAAGAGGGGAGAATCTCTCCATAGAATTTCTCTAGCAGTTCCTTGCTACGTATTTCACCAAAATAACGCGTATCCACTCCTAATATAATAATACGAGATCTTTTCTGAGGGACACCATATTCAGAAAAATCGACAATCGCCTGTTTTAGATTAGTCAAAAGAGAATACCCTATTCCCTCAAATTTATTCCTTATGATATCTATAATTGGTGTTGTACTTGGTTTTGCGCTCAATATCCCAGGCACATTTTCAAAGACAAATACTTTTGGTCTATATCTCTCTACAACCTTGAGATAAACCTCAAACAAATAGTTGCGGTAGTCATTTTTCATTCCATGCGCATCTTGTACTCTTCCAGCGATAGAATAGGCTTGACATGGTGGACCGCCTATAATTACGTCAATCTGCCCTCCTGCAGCCTTAATAAGGACATCCAACCCCTTTGAATGTCCGTAGCAAGGATCGTCCCATCCATTGAACAGTTCTTCGGTTCTTTGAATGTCGAATCGAAGGACTCTATTTACAGCATCTTCGTAGTCCCATTTATCCTGCAGCCGCTGTCGCAGATTTTCACAAGGAGCCTTCTCCCATTCGACTGCTGCGACAGTCTTATATCCCCCCGATTGCTCAAAGCCATCCATCAGACCTCCGCAACCGGCAAACAGGTCAATTGAATTCAAACGCCTTTTCATACACTTTTATCTCCTATAATTTTACGGAGTGCTACACCTAGCGCAAACCCAAGCAAGGGTGGCACAGCATTGCCAACTTGCCGATTCTGTTGGGTCTTGGTTCCTGTAAATACAAAATCATCCGGAAAAGATTGCAAGCGTGCATTCTCTCTTATCGTAGGAACACGATTATACATATAGTGGAAATGATTTCTATGTCCAGTATCTATGGTTTTTGATGGCTTATTCCCATCATAGCGGGTCCAAGCCTCGTTGAACTTTCGGCTCTCCCCCCACCCCGGCGGCAAATCTTTGTAATTTCCACCTTCCGGTACTAATGCAATGGTATCTTTTACAAATTGCTTATGATCTGTAGCAACATGATTATACAAAACGTTGCACTCGCCACGCATAAGCTTCTGGTACTCGGTCATTGGTGCTGTGGTGTACGAATCAACCTCATCACCAAGTTCTTCAACACGCGCCGGCAAATCACTGATCGCATCACGGCAAGTTCTATAATCTTCTTCGGAAAAGATTGGCTCTGGGAACTTTGGATGTCCAACATCCTGTCTTATCCCCATAAAAATAAGCCGTCTTCTTAATTGGGGCACGCCATAATCCGCCGCGCATAAAACCTTGCAATCTATATTGTATCCAAGTTTCCGAAACCTACTCAACACTTCTTCCTTGATCTGTCCGCCGTATAAAGTAGCCATTCCAGGGACATTTTCAATGATAAAACCTTTTGGGTTATACCGTTTTACTATTTCTATTACAGCAAGATAAAGACTGTTTCTTGCATCGTCAAAATTTCTCGGTCCTGTAAGAGAAAAGCCCTGGCACGGTGGACCGGCGATAATTATATCGACATCGTGCCCCCCAACAGCTTTTTTGATTTCATCAAATGATTTCTCATCAGACAAATCTGCCTTCATTGCAATGGCTCCATCATGATTCCGGGCAAAAGTATTCAATGCAGCTTGTTCAGTGTCCACCCCAACGAGTATATTATATCCAGCATCCATAAACCCCTTCGAGAGTCCGCCACAGCCGGCAAATAAATCAATCACGTTCAAGCTGTCGTATCCTCCTTCAGGAACTCGCAAATGTCTGCAATATCACACCCAAGTTCACCGCAAATCTTCATTAATACTTCCATGCTCACCATTTGATTCTTGCCGAGTTTTGCAAGAGTGTTAGTTCCAATCCCTGTTTTCCTACGCAATTCACTTTTATTCATCCCTTTATCAATCATGAGTTTCCATAGTTTATTGTAACTGACACTCATTCTATCAGCCTCTCATTCAACTAAATACAAGTGTTTGGTTTGATATAATTATAGTTCTTATATATTTTTTTTCAATACCAAAATTTTTTATTTCAATTTCTATACATATACGGAGGACAAAGACATCTGATCATTATCGCATTTTGAACATAAAAAAAGAAAGCTTATGCCAATGGATAAGTTTTCCTAACCAAGAATATTGATACTCCCCCGTCATGAGTTATATTTTCAAGTGATCACTGTATATATTCCATTATATCTCCCACACATCTGTTTATATCTTTGTATATCTCACTCTCCCAAACTCTTAGAACAAGCCACCCTTCCTCCATCAATGCATCGTTGACCTCCCTGTCTCTTTCGATATTTCGGGATAATTTACTTGCCCAAAATTCCTTATTTGTACCGATCTGCTCTCCTGGAGCATGTTCATGTCCACGAGCATGCCAAAAATCGCCATCAACAAAAATAGCAATTTTTGATTTTGTTATTGCAATATCGGGAGTTCCCGGCAAACTACGATAGTTTTTTCTATACCGTATTCCTGCACGCCAAAGTGCTTTACGGAGCAAAGCCTCTGGTTTAGTGTTTTTTGAACGAATCCGCTGCATGACTTTTCGTCGCTGATCTGATGTCAAAGTATCCATTTGATCGCCTCATTAAAACTGCCGTCAAGAAACAATCCATGCTTAAGTTTTTCTCGTATTTGCAAAGGTACCTCATGTGAACGTCATCCATTAGCACGTTGACTATCCGAGTGTGTAAATGCACAACCTTCTTCAATCATTCGCTTCTCATATTCAGCATACCATTTATTTGCATACCGTTCAGTCTTATTCTCACCCGGAGCGAATACTTTCGTATACCCATCTTTATCTCCAACAATGGATGAAGCAAATGCAGTTTCAAGACAACCTATGATGTTCCCTGCGTCATACTTCAAAATCATGGTTGCTGCAATTGAGTAGAAAAAGGTACTGGCATCAGATTGATACAGACCATCCGTTGAAAGTGGATATTTCTTAAATCGTATGCGGTTATACTTTGGATTCATGCCATGAACGAGAGCCTTTTCTGCGTCAAGGCTTATCTGGTTAGGTGTTACATCAAAATCTCCGATGAGTGCTTTCCTACAATCATTCTCTGGACTGAATCCCGTGATCATCGTACACATATAGGAATCAGTGGTGAACGGAATCAATATAAGTTCTTCACTTTTATCAAAGCCAGATGTTATTACTTTCTCTTCTATAAGCATATCCTGTAGGGCATGATGTGCCTTAAACCTTTGTGTCAGCTTCTCCCTTACAGACGATCCTACATAAAGTACCTCGTAGGTAATCGCTGAGGTAAAATTGCCCCGCGTGGTAATATGGAACAAGTCATTATCACAATAATACATCATTTCATCGAAGGTAAATCCAATATTGGAAACAGCCTCCCCCTTATCATTAAAAGCAAACAACCATACTTTCCGCGCTTTCTCCAAGCCCTCCGGTTCCGTTTTTATTTCCGCAAAACCGTTTAAAGAGTATTTTGGATTTATCAATGCGGGGATAAGGATGCGGAAGGATTCTTTTCCCACCTCAACGTCAAGGATTAAGCAATGTTTATCTGATATTTCCATTCGTGGGACGAAAACCGGAACTTCTCGTTTGCCTATGATATAGAGGGATGCCTTATCGAGGCTTTCTTTCTTATGCCAGAGCTCAGGAGCGAGTACAGGTGCTTTCTTTATACGATTAAAATCTTTGATAGAGACAGGAGCGTGAGTTGGGCATAAATTAGTTTCTAATAAATTGTTCATATGGGTAATATTCTCCTTATTGGTTTCTGTAATACGGTCTCTTGCAGAAGAACCAAGAGTTTAAACATCATTTAGCAATGCATTGTTGCAGTTGTTTAGTAAGAAGCTATCACAGGGAAAATCCCCATCTCCCATACGGGGCTCTGCCCCCTCGATCAATCCTCATCGTTAAACTTATTTTCCAAGAGCCGCATAAGAGCATCCTTGTCCGGCAAGACAAGTTCGTACTTACTGGCGAAAATTTGCGTATTATCTTCCGGCAATGTCATCTCCACAACAGCATTATTTTTCTCCTTGCAGAGCAGAATACCAACAGTGGGATTCTCAGTCGCCAGTTTCACCTTGCGGTCATAGTAGTTCACATACATCTGCATCTGCCCCAAGTCCTGATGCGTAATGCCACCAATCTTGAGATCAATGAGGACAAAACATTGAAGCAGACGATTGAAAAATACCAGATCCACATAGAAGTGCTGTTCATCAAAGGTCAGTCGTTCCTGCCGACCTACGAAGGTATAGCCCTTGCCAAGCTCCAATAGGAAATGCTGCAATTCATCAATGATGCGTTGTTCCAAATCGGACTCCGAATAGCGGCTCTCCTCGGGCATTCCCAAGAACTCCAAGATGTATGGATCTTTCACGATGTCCTCAGGACGTTCCACAATCATTCCCTGTTTGGATATCTCGGCGATAGCTTTCTTATCACGGGAAAGTGCCAGACGCTCATAGAGAGCAGCGTCGAACTGTCGCTTCAACTCACGCAGACTCCATCGCTCGTTTGTAGCCTCATTTTCATAGAATTTGCGTTCCTTGTCATTTGTGATGCGCATGAGGAACAAATAGTGTGACCAGCTCAAAGTAAATTGCGCAGATAGTGTCTGCAAATTGGTCGGAGGCGGCTCAAAAATCCGAGACGCTGTCTCGGATTTCTGCACGATCGATTCCCGAGACGGTGTTTCGGAAATCACTTCGTTGCTATATGTAATGTAAAAACGACGCATATTCTCGAGATTATCTACCGAGAATCCTCTGCCAAAGCGATTCGTAAGATTTTTCGAGAGTTCCTTTAAGACGCTCTTTCCATACTCCGCCCGCGACGCCCCCTTTTGCTCATGCTCTACAATCATGCGCCCAATTTCATAGTAAGTAACGATCATTGTGGAGTTGACCACAGTAACAACATGCTGTTTGGCATTTTCAATAAGAGCGGCGATTTGCTCCACCAAATGATCGTTGCTTTCCATATTCGCTAATTCTTTGCTCATACTCACACCTACAAAATAAAATGCCCCAAGTGTGCATAAAAACATCGGCTTCCGGAGACTTGAAAGAGAAATCCCTTTCAGTAGTAATGCTATAGTTTCCTCTACCTTCACCTACAGGAAATCAGTAAAAGCGTGGATTATCAACGTTTTCACGCCGCCACTCGTTCATCATTACATTGTATCGTTATCGACGTTACTTCGTTCATTGCCGCTACCAAAATGATACTAGAGGGAAAAGTCAGCGTCGCGTTCGCACGCGACACTGTAATCTGGCGATCCTCAATCGGCTCGCGCAACACCTCAAGGGTCTTCTTGCTGAACTCCGGCAGCTCGTCGAGAAAGAGCACGCCGTGATGGGCAAGCGTCACCTCGCCCGGACGGGGGATACTGCCGCCGCCGATCATCGCCACCGTCGAGGACGTATGATGCGGACTGCGGAAGGGGCGCGTGGTCACAAGCCCCGTATCCTTGCCGAGCAGCCCCGAGATGCTGTAAATCTTCGTGATCTCGATGGCTTCTTCCTTCGTCAGCTCCGGCAGAATCGAAGGCATCCGACGTGCGAGCATCGTCTTGCCCGAACCGGGTACGCCGACCATCAGGACATTATGCCCTCCCGCCGCTGCAATCTCAAGTGCACGCTTCGCCTGATACTGCCCCTGTACGTCCGCAAAGTCATCCGTAAAAGTAGCGTCCTTTTTCTGTTCTGTTGGGTGTGGCTCAGCGGGAGTCAGCATCTCCGTTCCTGTCAGATGACGCACAAGCTGTGCCAGATTCTCTACTGCAAAGACCTTCAGTCCGTCAATGAGCAGTGCCTCATCTGCATTGGACGGTGCAACGTAGAACTCCGTCACCCCATGTTCCCGCGCTGTAATCGCCATCGGGAGAATACCGCTGATCGGACGGCAGTTTCCATCGAGGGAAAGCTCCGCAGAGAAGAGAGCACTCTGCACTGCCGCCTCGGGAACCATACCGTAGGATGCAAGGAGACCAACCGCAATCGGCAGATCAAGCCCCGAACTGTCCTTTCGCACATCGGCGGGCGCAAGATTCACCGTCACCCGTTCCTGCCGCAGCTGAATGCCGGAGTTCCGAATCGCAGTCCGTACCCGCTCCTTTGACTCTTTTACCGATGTATCGGGAAGCCCGACCAGCTCAAAGCCCGGCAGCCCGGGCGACACATCCACTTCAACGTCGATAATTCGTCCATTTATCCCGAGGGTCGTCGCACCATAGGTCTTTGCAAACAACGGCCTTCCCTCCTACGTTTCAAATATAAGAAAATTATAACACAGGATAGGGGTTGTTGCCTAATGATTCTTTGCAAAAGAAAAGGTCCCGCCCGTAGCGTCCCAACAACGGCAGAAAGCTCTTTGTGTGAGACAACACAGGTATCATGGCAATATCTTTCATATGTGCATAATATGACTAGCTCACTCCGAATCAAATCATTCTTTACCATGCTCCTCGATTGCCTCACAATAAAATGTGATCTTGGCATCGAGTGCCTCCATATGTGCGTGCAGCTTCTCCACCTCTGCCGCAAGATTGGCACGGTGCCCTATGAGCATTTCCATCCGCGCTGAAAGAGTATCGTCGCCCTCTGCCCGCAACGCAGCATAGCGCCGAATCTCCCGAATTGGCATCCCCGTCTCCTTGAGTCGCAGGATGAATGCTGCCCACGCAACATCTCGTTCAGAGTAGCACCGCCGATTCGCCGCCGTACGCTCCGGCAGGAGCAGTCCCTCATGCTCATAGTAACGCAGCGTATGAATTCCCAGCCCCGTTTTCCGTGAAAATTCACCAATACTATATTCCATAAAATCCTCTCCTTGACATAGAGTATACTCTACATTGTAAAGTAGTGCCAGAAGGAGGATTTCATCATGAGCAAACAAAACAACAGATACACCGTCATCACGGGAGCAAGCTCCGGCATCGGAGCGGCGACAGCAAAAGCATTCGCTGAGCGCAGACACAACCTCATCCTTATTGCACGGCGCACAGAGCGACTAAATGCCCTAAAGGAAGAGATTCTTGCCGCACATCCGGCACTGGACATCGTTATCAAAACTGCCGATCTCTCTTCTGTCGAGAACGTCACACAAGTCTATGATACAATAAAAGCCTTACCTATTGGGACATGGATCAACAATGCGGGCTTTGGAAGCTATGGCGCAGTCGGCACATCCGACCTTGACAAAATCAGACAAATGCTTCATCTAAACATCGAGGCACTGACCGTCTTTTCCACACTCTTCGTACGAGACTTCGCTGAGATAGAAGATACGCAGCTGATCAACATTTCCTCCGTCGGCGGCTACACCATTGTCCCAACTGCTGTCACCTACTGCGCGACAAAATTCTATGTCAGTGCATTCACCGAGGGACTCGCACATGAACTCATAGCACGCGGCGCGAAGCTCCGTGCAAAGCTCCTTGCCCCCGCTGCAACGCAGACCGAGTTCGGCGCAGTCGCGAACAACAACGCCGCCTATGACTATGACAAGGCGTTCGGCACCTATCACACAAGCAACCAAATGGCAGAGTTCCTTCTCGCCCTATACGATAGCGACCAGACGCTCGGCATCGTTGACCGTGAGACCTTCGTGTTTCGTCTGTGCCCGCCACAGTTTCCCTATGCGGGAGGTTCTGCGCATAATCAAAATGTAGTCGATGAGTAATTAAGCTATCTCCTTATAATGCATCGTCAACGTACGTAGCCGTGTACGGATCATCTCTCTGAGTGCCATAGACTCGACCGTTTGAACTTCATCTCCATAGTGGATAAAGTAATCCGCGATAAACTCCTCCTCGCCCACATTGTAAAATCCATGGATATAGTACCGCCCATTCTCCTCCACAAGTCGCATGGATGGATAGTGTTCTTTATAAAAGAAATCCCGTCCTTTTGCTGTAATTTCGACAACAAAGGGGAGTGCATCGGCACGGAAATAGAGATCCTCTGTGGGATGAGCAAAGGATAAAAGTGGCATCCCCGTCACATCCGTACACTCCTCCACCACAGTGATGCGGCCACACCGAAAGACACGCGCCTGCCCCATCTCGAAATCATGCGTTGTGTCATACCATAAATGTGATATAATGATAGACATCTATTCGTCTGACCTGCTATTTACGAGGAGATGTCATTATGACACAGCGTCCTGCATTTGATGAGATTCGCTCATATGAGGAGTTTATAAAATATTATTGGTATCGAACAGAACTCGTAGAGATTTGCAAAAAGCTTGGAATTGCACACAGGGGGGTAAAAAAAGATCTCAATCACAACATTGCAGAATACTTTAAAGGGAACATAGTCAAAGCCACTCCCCAAAAAGAGCAGATGATATCATCTGGAGCGATTTCCTTGGACACACCATTACTTGCTTGCAACTTTTCGTTCAACACAAAGTTTAGAACATATTTCTCAAATCTGACGAGGGTTTCTCCCTTTAAATTTACAGCAGATATGGCGACCGCATGGCGAAAGGTGAAAGCGGATCACGACACATCGTTTACTATACAGGACATGTTGAATGTATATAAGGGGATATCGACGTATGCAAAGTATGATTCTTCTGTATGCGAATGGAACCGCTTCTTAAAAGATTTCTGCGCTGATCCCATAAATGACAAGTTCAAATCAAAATTAAAGGCAGCTGCTATCCTATGGCGAATTGTTCGTGATTCCGATCAACCTAAAATGTATTCACGCACATTAGTGCAAGATCATTTAAAACAACTCGAAAAGCTTTAAGGATAACACTTCCTAATTAATTTGTTGACTGTATTGTAAGAAACGCTGATAACTGTAGTCCAACTTCTCTCAGCGCATCTTTTCCCTGCCAATGTCCCCCTTAGAGTACCAATCTTCATCCGCTTTGTTTCCTTAAATAGAACAAACCTCTACATCCATCAACGCCGCTCTCAATCCCGCCCTTGAAAACAACAACTACCGCGCCGTCCTCCTTAACTACAATGTGATCGAGCAGTCCACTCCATAGCTCCTCGTCAAACGCAAGCTGCTCCCCGTCGATACCACATACCACTTGAATCATGGTCTCCAAGGTCTTTCTCTTGCCCTCCCTCTCGGCAATTTGCTCGTCCAACCTCGCTAGATGCCCCTGCTTTTCCACATAGAGTGCGCGAATCTCATTTTCCTGTTTCAGATACGCATTCTGATCCTGTGCCACCCGTGCATTCTCACGAATCAGTGTTTCAAGCCGTTCTGCCAAAACACCGAGTTCCTGCTCTGCTCTGTTACGTTCCTCCGTCAGCTCTACCGTTTGGCAAACGTCGTCAATCAGGGATCGGAGTTCCGCAATTACGTTCTCTTTCACGTCCACCAAGGAGTTCAGTGCTTTGACGAAAATCTGTTTGATCTCATCCTCTGTCAGATGTCTTGTATTGCATGGCTTTCCCTTGTGGGTATATTTCTTGTTGCAGCGGTAGATGACTCTGCGGTACTTATCCGTCGAATGCCATACCTTCGCCCCGTACCAACCGCCACAGCAGCCGCATTTGATTTTGTTCGCAAAGATGCTCACACCGCTGTGCTTGCCGTTCTGCTCTCTACGCTTTATCTCCAATTGCACAAAGTCGAACAAATCCGGCGGGATAATCGCCTCGTGGTGCTCTTCCACATAGTACTGTGGAATCTCGCCCGTGTTCTTCCGTCTCGTCTTATCGAGGAAGTCTGCCGTATACTCTTTCTGGATCAGCGCATCGCCGCGATACTTCTCATTTGTGAGGATGGAGCGCACTGTGGAGATGTACCACTTGTCCTTTCCCGACGGGGATTTGATTCCCCGCTTCTCCAACTCCTTGGTGATGGCATAGAAGGATCGCCCGCCAAGGAAGAGTTTGTAGATGAGCCTTACGATTTTCGCCTGTTCTTCGTTGATTTTGAAATCCTTGTCATAGCCGAGAAAGGCACTATAGCCCACACTGGTCTTGCCCTCGGCGAACTGCTTCCGCTTGCCCCATGTGGTGTTCTCCGAGATGCTGCGGCTTTCCTCCTGAGCGAGGCTCGACATAATCGTGATAAGGAGTTCTCCGCGCGTGTCGAACGTCCAGATGTTCTCTTTTTCAAAGTAAATCTCTACACCATGTTCCTTGAGCTTACGGACATTCTGCAGAGAATCCACGGTATTCCGCGCAAAGCGGCTGACGGACTTTGTGATGATGAGGTCGATCTTGCCGGCAAGGGCATCCTCAATCATCTGGTTGAACCCGTCACGCTTCTTTGTGTTGGTGCCGCTGATGCCCTCGTCCGAATACATGCCGACGAAATCCCAGTCAGCGCGGCTTTCGATGTAGTTCTTGTAATGCGCCATCTGCATTTCGTAACTGGAAGCCTGTTCTTCATGGTCGGTCGAAACTCTGGCGTACCCTGCCGTTCTGCGCCGCCTTGGTTCTGCCGCAACTTCTGACCGAAACACTCTGGGAGTTGCAGGAATCACCCGCACTGTCTTTGCCATCGGTATGCACCTCCTTCTTTGAGTTGAAATATGACTTCATCGTCGGATATGACAATCCGCTTTACGTTCTGTACGATCTTGCCCTCGTAGCAGTCACCGAACAAGGATTCTGCCGCTTCCTTGAGTTCGGATTCGGGCAGCCGTTTCAGTCGGCACTTTGTGCGCGGCTGACTGCAAGCCCACACCTTAGTTCCCTTCGTCCAAGTGTCACGCTCACACTTGCTGCCGCAGGAAGCGCAGTACACTTTGTTGGTGAAGGGATTGCTGCCTCGCTGCCCGTTGTAGATGCGGGCAGTCTTTTTTATGCGCCCGTTGACAAGATGGAAGTCGATTCGATCACCGTGAATGACGATCTTGGACACCTTGCGTTTGAGTTCTGCAGTATCAAAATCATCCTTCTCCATGACGTCTCTGACCGCAGCCACAAGCTCCTCTTCCTTGATCGGACGGCTATCGCAAGCAGTGCTGCCCTTCCGCTCTCTTGTGTTGCATCCCCATCGTCTGTACTTCCCGGCGGTTCTTCTGCTGAATCCACCTCCGCAGCATCCGCATTTCACCATTCCGGAAAATGGAAGAAGAACAGGATTCCGATTCACAGCCCGTTCGGCTCTTAGTTTCCGTATCTCCTGTGCCTTATCGAAGTCTGCCTTTGACACGAGCGGCTCGAACATTCCCTCCACGAGATAAAGAGGCAATTCTCCCTTATTCCGTTTGCGAATATGTCCCTCGCTGATGTAGTTTTTCTGCAATGCCATTGTGCCTGTGTAGGAGATGTTGGAGAGGATGTCCTTTACCGTGGTCTGCTCGATTGGTCTCCCCTGCCGTCCTGTGATTCCGCGCCCCGCGAGTATCTTTGCGATGGCGTAGGCAGATTCTCCGGCAAGGTATCTGCGGTAAATTTCCTTGACGATCTCGCCCTCGGAAGGAACGATGCGGAACATCTCGCCGTCCCACGTGTAGCCATAAGGGGCTTTATGTCCGTTTGGAATCCCCTCGGCGAATCGTCTCCGTACGCCCCACCGAATGTTGTCGCCGATGCTTCTGCTCTCTTCCTGCGCAAAGGATGCGAGCAGCGTCAAGAGGAGTTCTCCGTCCTCGGATGTGGAATCAATGTTCTCACGCTCGAATCGGACGGCAATCCCTTGCTCTTTCAACCGTCGAACGGTATGAAGGCAATCTACGGTGTCACGGGCAAAACGGCTAATGCTTTTAACGAGCACCAAATCAATCTTCCCGGCGTTGCAGTCGGCAATCAGCCGTTTGAACTCCGTCCGATGCGTGGTACTCGTTCCTGTGATTCCCTCATCCGCATAGACACCGGCATATTCCCATGCGGGGTTCTTTTGGATGAGTGTACTGTAGTAACTGACCTGCGCCGCAAGGGAGTGGTGAAGCGTGTCCACAGAGACGCGGGCGTAGGCAGCCACACGCAGCTTTTTCTGCAATATAGGGCTTGGTTGAACTCTTCGTATCTTCATGGTGCTCCCTCCTTTCCACTCCCATATTCCCGTACTATCCGCACGATAGCAAGTCAATATCTGAAAATAGTACGCCTATGACGGGACGATATTTCTCGCGCATTTTCGCTTCAAACGCAAGATACTCGTCCTCTGACAAAAGCCCGCTCTGCAGCATTTTCCATGAAGCACGCATCACCATCTGATACGTCATTTCCCGAAGTCCTTCTTCCCTAGTCATTGCATTCCATCTCCCTTCATGGAACAGCGGACAAAACCGGCTCTTGTGGTCACCCTTACAGGCATAAAAATAACCCGACGGTAAGCCGCCGGGCATTGAGGTTAAAGCAGTTATTTATCTTTGAGGCTGTGCATCATATCCTGCAGTTTCTGTGGTACGGGAAGCCCCATCCGTGCTGCGTTCTCGATGATCGAGATTCCCTCATTCGAGATGTAGAAGAAGATCACGGCAGAGCGCAGGACGCATCCGCTCCCGATGATGTGGGTATCGAGGACATTCGCCACGCCGACAAGGGTGAAGATGCAGACTTTCTTGCAAATGCCCTTGAAGCCGATGGCACTCGACAGTTTCTTCTCCACAATCGCACGGAGAACACCAGTGACGTAATCCGTCGCCACAAATACAACGAGGGCATAGAGCAGATCGTCGAAGCTGCCGAGGAACTCCCCGACCACGATGCCAATGCCCGCCGCATACAGGCGTATTGTCAAAATCTGATCCATCATCGAAAACCTCCTGCCTTTTTCCATTTATTGAGATTGCTCATCCTGCGCAGACGGTAGTTATAGCATCCGCGCAGAAGCTCTGTAAGCTGACCGTCCTTCCATAAATATAAGGGCGATCCCGTGCTGACCAGATATTTCCCCTGTCCCAGAGGGCAGAGACTTGTACGGGCAGTCGGGTTCGTTTCCAGTTCCATGAGCAGCTCATCCTTTGCACTGTAAATCTTTGAGATATATTTTTTCCCGGAGATAAGGTAATCCAGATTTGCGGGAAAGCGCATATACATTCCGTCATGGATTGGATAGCGGATGCTGTAATCCGGTGCGCTCCATCTGCTTTCCGAAGTATGGGATTCCCCTGTAACAGAGTCTCTTGATGTTGTTTTGGTTTTCTCCATCCAAGGCTCAAGATTGCTGCCATCGAAGAACACATAACGGTCTGTGCTGACATGGCTTCCGTCTCCCCCATGCTCTGATGTTGCGTGCCATATCATCACTTTGAAGTTCCCAGCTTTATCCACCCGCCCGCCTTCTGTTTGACAGCTATAGAGGTCAGTGGGACCGGATACGGCGGGAGCACCAAACATCTGCACAAGATCGTATGCGGCGATGATCTCTCCGTTGCGTTTGACAGAGAGAATACTGTCACGCTGATCTGCCCCGATGAGCGGGAACACGAGAGCATTCACAGCTTCGAGGGTATATAGATTTCCCCGCTCATCCATTTCGGCATCGAGCATTCCATAGCCTGAGACATACGCGAAGTGGCGGCTGCTGTTGACCATCCATATATCCTCTTTGGAAAAGCCGAGCGGATGAATCTTTCCTTTTGCATAGTACGAATGGAGCATCTGGTTTTTTTGATCCTTCCACTTTATCTGGAGGAGCGGTATACCGGAAAGGGCATTCGTCGGAACGTAGCTGCCGCCGCCCTCGGATTCATGCCCGTAGACGCAACGACCGTCCGTCCAGATCCATTCGCCCGGATAAACAGCATGGTTTCCAATGCAGGTAAGCCACGTACCATTCGCAAGAACCCGATTTCCGCTCACAGCTTTCACTCTAGCCCTGTGCATAAGCTCACGCTCCCACGATAACGGCAGTACCGCCCCTTGAAATCTGTACCCACACAAGACTTCCGTCACTGGTGTTACAGTCCACTACCGCACGGAAAGGATACGACCGCTCCCCGATATGGACGCGCCCGTTACGGATAATTCCCCTTTGTGCCTGTGATTCAGCCACCTGCGAGTTCTTTATCCCTGCTCGGATTGCCGCCGCGAGTCCAAGAATGCCGTGCATCAAAACCACCTCACCATCTTGATTGTCTGCCGCAGAAGGTGCGGCGTGAGTTCCACCGTGTTCGACTGCAAGAAATACTCATGCCCCTCGAAGCGGATGCGCTCGGTAAAATCAACGATGTGGTCAATGTCGGGAACGCCGCTACGAATCCGTGCGCGAATCTCCACCGTAACAGTCTCCTGTGTCTTGCGATTGAGCCACTCTATTTCTCTCGTCAGCATTCGCAGATAATCTGCGCCCACAACGGGAAACTCCGTGTCGATGAGCGAGGAGTACGGAAGCTCATCATCGCTCGCGTAACTTGCGCCAAGGCTGAGATTCGACTGCTCAACGGTGAACTGACTCGCCTTGCCGCCGGGCTTTCCCTGCGACAAGTTGCTGCCCTCGAGTACACCGTCCACATAGACGGTAGTCGCATACCATCCGTAGCCGAGCGGTGCGTGGTAGGTAATTCGCTCCGTTCCCTTCTCGTTGCTCCAATCCTCCCAGTCATATTCCGTATGCTTCTTCCCATCATTGACCGCCTCGGTGGTACGTTCCCATTCCTTAAAGAGATATACGTCGCGCCCCGTGGAGGCGT